GCGCTTGTAAGCGCGGCCACGTCCAATCCTTGCTGCCCTGCGAACTGCGAGAATCCACCTTGCCCGAAATTACCCGGGTATCCGGTTATTGCGGAAAGATACTTATTTAGTTCAGGGCTTGCCCCCCAATTCATAGCCGTTGTATTATTAAGTGCGGATGGTTGCTCTCTGGTATCACCATGTAATTTATTAAATACGCTGCTGAGCGCACCAACATCTATATTATTCTGACCTGCAAATTGCTGGAAACCTCCGCTCCCGAAGTCACCACCATAGCCCGTTTTGCTTGCGAGCCACTGATTTAGTTCTGGATTGGCACCGTAGTTTGTATATTCTCTTAATCCGGTGTAGGGATTGATATCACCAGACCCGCCAAGCGATTTAAGAAGGTTCTTTTCCCACGGATTAACATGGGCGAGTTCGGTGTCGTTAGCTGTGCCGAACTGTGCGGGGTCAAATCCCTGAGTCAATCCCCCCAACGTCGGCCATGTGGCTTCAAACGGTGGCAGGGCAGGAGTATCATTTCCTGTAAATTTAGGAGGATTCCAATCGACAGGCAGTGCTGTATGTATCCAATCATTTGGGGGCGTGGCTTCAAACGGTGGCGGCAGAGGCGAGTCAGAACCACCAACTATCTTTCTATCACGATCATTTATTAAACCATAAAAATCAGTCATCCATGATGGATCCTTTGATAGGTTTTGATATGCCCCTGTTAGGGTATTGGTATCAATTCCATCTTGTTTAGCCATTTGCTGAAAGTTGCCCTGCCCAAAACTCCCATAATAATCTGTTGCCCGGTTCAACCATCTATTCATATCTGGATTTTTTCCAAGCATTGCGGGTGTTTCTTCTCTATACCGTGTATCAGCCATTAAACTTGGTTCCGGAAAAAGTTTACTATAAGAGTCAGTCAATGTTTTTGTGTCCCAATTTCCTTGTTTAGCAAAATTAGAAAACCCTCCTTGTCCGAAATCCCCCGTATATCCCGTGGATTTTGCCAACCATTGATTTAATAATGGGTTTGCTCCAAAATTCTGTGCCATATCGTGCCTCCTTACGGTTTTATATCAAAGTCAAGTTGCCATGGACTGTACAAATTGAACGTCGCCATCGCCGTCCCAACAAGTTTTATCCTGAATCTGTATCCCCTGAAGTTTTGCGGAAAATCCTTCATAACCTGGACTGTCTCATCCGTTCCCGTGAGTGTTTTTGTTGTGTCTCCATTCGCCCACGTTGCCGCTGTCCCGTCGATATAGAGCGTCATGGTGACGCTAAGAGCGCCCGCATTGAGGGCATATTTTAATTCCTTAAGATATTTTTCACGGTTTGCCAGTTCGGGAGTCCCACCGATCAGGTCGTGAGTTTCGACTTCAATATTTATTCCCTCGGCGTAGGTTGTGTCGTTCTTGCGTAAATATCCATCCGATCCGCCGATGTAGAAGTTGTTTCCAAGTTCATAATTGTCGATTGATTTGACGGCGGTGCCTGCCCATTCCGAGACCCTGACATCCGGGAATCTCCGAAGATCGAAGGCCAACAGGGTATCCGGCACTGTTCCCGACCCGCTGGGATATGCGAAAAGATAATATCTGCCCACGCAAGCGCCAACACAGGTTGACATATATGTTTGATTCAGGTCGGTCTGGAAGATGTAATCGAAGCGAGGGGACGTGAATATTTCCGCTGTCTGTCCGTTGAAAATAGCGAGACCGGGGTTCCCACCGTCCGGTTGCGTCAAGAAGATGATGCCCGCCGGGGACGTGCTTAATGCTACCGTCGCGGGGGCTGCCACTCCATAGGTTGCGTATGTTTTACGATACGCCCAGGTGTTTGGCTCATCCCCCTGCTTGCGAATCCATATATCTTTTAACGGTATGTATAGAAAAGTCCCCCATGAGACAAGTCCTTGTGGTTCCGTTTCCCTGAGGCTTGCGACGCGAATATCGTCCCAATTTTCATCAAGTGTCGCTAATGGCATAAGTGATTCGTTTTCTAATGATGTATTGCCGCTGACTGTTTCTGAAAATGTTATTCTGTGGACGTATTCGGCGTCAACCCAAAAACACCGCCCGGAATGAAGACAGGCGTAAGATTGCTTCGACGGCCCGGGAAGGTAGTCGGTTGTATAACATTCACCCGCCGCCACCAAAGTTGCATCCGTCGAATTATCAACATATGTCGTCGTCACGTTGTCTTTTATCACCGCGACGTAATAAATGCCTCCCAGGGTTCCGGTTGCCCCCGGTCCTCTGTATAGCCTTCTGTGGATTACCGGACCCGGCGGGTATGTCGGTGTCGTAAAGCTCGCCGTGTGCCTTGCGACGCCTTTATCAACGGAGAACCCCGCAATATGGCCTTTTGTGAAGTATTCAGTATTCGCATCTGCGTATGTGTGCGCTTTCCCAACGCTGAATATGGCCGCGATGTCCGGCCATGACCCCGCCGCCACCGTCGCGGTCCCAATCGTCCCGTTGATTGCGATGTACCAGTTATTGCCAGATCGGATTATCTCGATATATGTCCAGACAAGAGTAGTAATCGCAGCGGTTGCGGTCGTTTTTGCTATTACATCCACGCCGCCGGTTCGGATTGTAAGAAATGCCTGCCCCGCGCTTGAAATAACAAAAACGACTTTATTGTCTTTGTCCGCCCACTGCTCAAATATCCCGCTGAACGAAGCCGTAAGGTCCGGTTTTATCCAGAACCTTATTGTCGCGTCTCCGGCAGCCATGTTAAAATCCGCCGAGTCTGCCGCTGAAACTGAATCATCCGTCCCGTCGAAATAAACCGCGCTGCCCCAGGGCGAATCGCTCACCGTATCGATATGTGAATGATTTGTTACGGTTATTGTTTTCCCGATTTCATCCGTGATCGAAACTGATCCATCGACGCCCCTGCCGGTGATGTAGAGTTTTGTATAAGCATCGATCGCAGCATTCGCGTTATAATAGGGTGTGTAGGTTGCAACGGGTATCGACGACCAGTTGATCTTGTCCGCTGATGGCGTCACGTCCGCACTGACCGGCGAAAGCCCGGTCTCGTAGGTCTGCCCGTTCGGCCATACGATCAGGAACGAGCAGTAGAGATAATAAGACCCTGTTAAGGCCCCCGCGTCTGGAACGGCGCCTGCACATGCCGTTGCCGGGCTATCGATCCGGGCCGGATAGCAGTTGCCGCTTTTGTCAATCAGAACTTCCTCTGTGCCATTGCAACCAATTAGAAAGTTCTTGTATTCCGTCCAATTCCATGCCGCGTTTGTAAAGGAGGCATAAAGCACGGTAAAATCCCCGGCTGTCAGTGCGCTCCTGAATCTCAGATTTGTCGTGTCTCCAACGACAAGGATGTTGTAAAACCTTTTTACGGAATGGATGGCATTGATGGCAGTTGTATTGACTTTTTTCAGGGGCACCCTCATGCCCTGTTCGCCTTCCTTCTCGAACGATACATTGATGGCGGACTTCAAGATACCGGGTTGCTGCATCGCAGAACGACTTTCAAAACTCAGCCCCTTGTGAAAAAAGATCATTTCAGACGGCATTTATCGTCTCCTTGATGGTACCATCTGCACCGGGGTATTTTCAAACGGAGAATCCCCGCGCTTTCCCTGTGCGTCCAGAACGGCCTGTGCGAATTTTGCCTCATACGCCTGCGCCCGCTGGAACTCCTTTGACGCCTCTGAAAACATTTTAAGAAAATCAGCCACGACCCCATCGGCAAGGGCAGAATGCCAAAGCTTCGGGATGTCCGGTCTCTGCGTGTCGGCCAACAATGCTCCATCCGTTCCGCCGATCGTAAATGAGAACGGAATCGGATAGGGAACGTAGTCAATCTTGATGGTGTCTGCGGGGATGGTGATGTTGTTGAGCATTCCGAAATAAGTTCCGAAAATGTACCTGTCTTTGTTCCCGTAAGAGGTCACGACTGCATATTCACCGGCGAGTATTTCGTAAAGATCCGCTGCCGTGAAGACGTTTAGTGTTCCCCCCGATAATGTGGTCACGGTAATGTCATGGGCTGCGATGGTCGTTATTTGCCCGATGCACCCGTCCGTCTGATTCCTGACGCACATCCCGGCCACCAGTCCCATTTTAGTGAAATCAACCACTGTATCCAGTAATGATGTCGCGTCGCCACCCGTGGCCGTCCCGGTATAGTTGTTTGAAGCTCCGGGCATGGTCGTTCCTACATAGATTCCCGTGTCGGGGCTGCTGGCGTAATCCGTTCCCGTGGTGTCGCAGGGCGGGTAAACATAGATCGTCGGGATGTTCCCGTAAGAGTCTCCCATGATCACGTCTTCGGGCGTTCCGTCGTCGGCGGTATCCCACCCCGGCCTTTCCGAGTCCATAAAGGCCATGTCTCGGATATTGAGATCAACGTAGGAGGTCGTTGAATCATAGTATTTTGCCGCAATGACGCCATTCGGCATACAGTTCAGCGGGAGCCGGTATTGACGATAGCCATCCTTTGCAGGGATAAGCGCGAACCGTCTCAGGCACCGGGACCGGAAAACAAACTGATTCTGTCTCTCGGTGAGCTTCTGCCTTATGAGCCATTCGGGATATTTCCCGTATGAAACCGTTGTGCCGGTGGTCTGACCGAGCTCGAAAAGTATAATTTTCTGCAAATCATCGACATTGTATCCATCGTATGCCATTTCAATACCCCCTCAGGTTCTTAGAAGGCTGCCCCGGCCCGAATACCTTTTCGTTGTTTTCATCAAGGTCAACGTCCTCCGGGAAGTACCCGCTTTCCGTTAATTCGCTCGGAGATGAAACCTTGCGCCCGTACCGATTGTCAACATAGATTGATGAAATCTTGGAGTTATACGTTCCGGTCTTGTAAATCTCGTAAGTGTCCCCGCTGGTCCAGACGTTCAAAGAGCCCCCCGTAAGAGTCACGGTCATGTAGTCATCGGTAACTGAGGCCGCGACGCCCGCAGAGCCGTCCGTGGTGTTCCTTACGGCCAACCCCGCGACAACGCCGCACGACTTGAAATCCTTGCCCGGATCACTCAACGTGGAAAGGAGCCATGTCCTGCACTTCTGCGTCCCCGTGGCGAGCGGGTCTGTGTCTTTGTGGACTTCGTAGGGCATTTTAAGGGTGGGGGCATTACCCGGCCCCCGTCGGGGTTAAATTATACTGTCTTTCCTTTATCCACAATCTCAAGGATTTTAGCAACAACCTCTTTGATTGCGGCAACCTCTCCTGCAATCGCGACAAGCTCTACTGCCGTTGCCTGAAGATCAATCGCATCTTTAATAATTTCATGCACCCCTTTGACCGGGTCATCTGCCATAATTACCTCCTTTTGTTAGGCACCAGCAGCGCCTACAGCACTTCTCGTTAAGCCACCACCAGTTCCGGTAATGGGCATATCAGATTCTAACCACCACGTCCCGGCGGAACCATATCCATGCTGAGATGCCGTCCAGTTCGTGTATCCACTCGCTCCGCAACGATGCAACCTGAAATTTGAAGTGGTCACACTACCAGAGTTTTTGAACACCTCCGCCGCCCTGTTCGCCCAGTTATCCGACCAACTATCAAAATAACAGTTGTCGAAGAACCAGAGGCGGTCAGCAGCTACGTTTGTGGCATGATATACAGCAGGAGTACCGAGGTCAGTTCCCACCGTTCCCGTATCTCTTGATAAGAACAGACAATCCTTGAAAATCATATTGGAAGGGTTAGGAAGGTCTGCGGTATCATAGTCAATACGAAGATGCCCGGTCGCTGTATTGGTTCTCTTAATACCATACGCCTGATGCCCAAAGGTACATTCCTCAAACAAACACCCTCTTGCGCCACTGTTCACTTCCAGAGAAGAACAGTCGTTTGATGCCGCCTGCGTTGCAGAGTGCATGCCTCTGAATGTTACATTCTTAAAATGGTTCCCGTGACCTTGCAGTAGCAACGCTGCAAGATTTGCCGCCGTTGCGCTTCCTCCAGATAGACCATTCTGGAGGGCAATGTTCTGAAACGAGCAGTAATCTCCCGTCAGGTGAATGATCGAATCAACCGCCGCGGTGTCAGTGTAGAACAGAAGATTATACTCTGCCGACCGATCAAACTTGTGCTTCGGTCCGACTCCGACAATGTGAGTATGGTCTTTTGTCCAATCCAGCGTTGCCGTTACCGTGTAAAGGCCGGGATAGACAAAAATGGTGTCATTCCTGTTTGCCACACATGCAGCGTAAGCACCCGCAAGCGTAGCGTAAATTGTCCCGTCATCCACTCCATTTTCAATCAGATAGGAGTAGTAAAGATCAGTAGATGCCTTGGCATAAACAACATGAAATATCTGCCCCATTCCGGGGAAACCGCACCCACCAAACACATTCCACCATCCGATTGTTAAATTTGATAAACTCATATCTGTTCTCCTTTTTCTCTTTCAAATGCCGCCTGAGCCTTTCGGAAGCAGCAGATATGGAAGTTGGTTAAGGGGGGAGATTGCTCTCCCCCATGTTAAAAAGGTGTTGACATTAAATAGCTTGACATATCCACCCCTGTCTGTTACACATAGAAAAAAACAGGAGGTTTATATGTCTGACTATGAACGCGTAGCTGTTAAAAAGTGTCTGAGCGGCCCCGATCATCCGAGGTGGAAGGGTGGAAAAACCATAAGAATGGGATACCAGTGCATTCTCATGCATGGGCATCCCCGTTCCCACAGAGGATATGTTTTCGTCCATCATCTTGTTGCTGAGGAAAAACTTGGACGGTCCCTTAAACCAGAAGAAACGGTCCACCACATCAACAAAGATAAACTTGACAATCGCCCTGAGAACATTCTTATTTGCACCAATAGCGAGCATGCAAGAATCCACCACGGACATCCTGGCGCACGTTACGATAGACTTAAAGACCGGAAATGGCTCACAAAACAGGTTGCAAAAAAACCTGTTTCCGACATCGCCAAAGAGATCGGATGCGGATATAAGCAGTTGCGAACCCTTTTGAACAAACTCGGAATTAAGCCAATCGTTTCGCTTAACGGCAACGTGCCCCCTAAATTTCCACAGCTTAGAGATAAGGAATGGCTTGCAACTATGTCCAAGAGTATGAGCGCCGTCGAGATTGCAAATCTCATTGGATGCTGTAAAACACTTGTTCATAATTACAAGAATCATTTTGGTATCCCTGTTAAGTATTAGGACAGCTATGGACACTTTTCCTAATTTACCTCAAAAGCTAAATCCCCAATGATTACGCGGGGATATTGAAATAAAAATCCCTTTCATCGGCACACTCAGCCGAAAAACGCTGATCGGCCTTGGACATGCTGTCGCCGGTCCCGAAGTCCTTATCCTTCGCAAACCGGGTTTTGCGCCGCCAGAAGAAGATGATCCCCCGGCCCTCGCACTGCAACACCCACATATCGGCGTCGGTCATGTACGGCCATGAACACAGTTCGATGTTTCGCCCGCTTTTCGCGTAGGCATTGATCGCCCTGTTTGCCGTGTCCGGCCTGTCCGTCGATTTGAGGATTTCCAGCCCGTTCTTTTCGAGCTGCGGAGGAACCCACAGCTTCTTGACCGTCTTCTTGATCTGAAGGCTTCGATGATCATACTGGTTTTCAGCAGAGATCAGTTTCGACCAGAACGTCGTATATGTCAGGTCGGTCGAAGTCCCGTAATTCGAGAAGGTCGTGCCGTCGAGCCTCGTATGAGAAGCTGAGCAGAGCGCCACTGAATCGCGGGTCGTGTGATACGTTGTCGCCGTGGCGGAGTTGAAGAACCGCGCCAGCAGCGTTTCGATGTTGACCGCCATTGCCTGTCCGAGATCCTCGTAAATCTCTTTCAGGTCTCCGGCGTCTCCACCGCCATTGAGTTCATACAAATTGTCTTCGATGGACTCCTCCGTCATGCGAACCGCCAGGGCATAGACGTTATGAATCCAGGTCTGTTTTGCTCCGCCGATCTGCGTATCGTAAGTGACGGCTGCGCCTTCGCCCTTAACCACCGGCAATCCAAGACCGGACCGGATCGCATCTTCCTCCTTCTTTTTCTGCGAGGTCTTAACGGTAACGAGCTTGTTTAAGCCAAGCCCCTCATTCCGCTTGTTGATGTAACTGTCCACGGCAACCACAAAAAGGCCGGGAACGTATTCATGCAGAAATCTTGATCGTGTCCACATAGTTCATTCCCTCCTTTCTTAAAGTGCCGTCGCGCTTGAGTAGTAATGCGCGTTCGGGTTAGCGATTACGATCCATCGGCAGTAAGCCGACGCCACTGTGTCTCCTGGATACGAACGGACGAGACGATAAGCAAATGTATTTGTGGTGTTGACCGAAGATGAATCGATTTCCTGCCTTGAGGTACCCCGTGCAGCAACACCTGCGTGCGTCAGGATTACCTCTACGTTTAATCCGATGTTTGCTGCTGCGATGGGCGTGCCGTCGCCATCCTCCTGCACGACGAAAAGCTGCAATGGATGGTCTGCTACCAAAACATAGCCCGCGACAACACTATCCCCGGTGGTACTCGCCGGAAGATATAGCAACGGATCACCATTGGAATCCATGAACCCTATCGCCGCGCCCAGCGTGACAGCGGCCGCGCCGGTAGTCGCTTGGAGAATCACTGACTCCCTTGTGTCCGACCCAAATACCTTGCAGACCAAGCCTGTCGGCGTGGCTGCACGTTGAATCGGATCGTTGTGAAAGATAGAGTATCCGTAGGCCGTTCCCACGGGATACCATTCTGCCCTTAAAACAGGCCCATAGGGTTTGAACCCAAAGGGCTTATCTGTGTTCGCCATAGTAAAACTCCTTTCCTTGAAGGTGTGCCCCCTTTAAGAAAAGGAGCAAACCCTTATTTATTCCGTTGTTAAATCGCTCATATCTTCAGCCTGGGAATCGTCATAAATCACCTGGTCCGAACCCGTGATCTCGATTCCCATCTGCTTACCTTCCGATGAACGCTTCCCGGCCCGGAACTCCAGGCCGTCTTTCTGCGTTCCATCTTTCCGCGTGACATCTCCGGCGAAGTCCACGTTTTGAGCGAGCCGTTGTTTAATGGCCCGTTCCTTCTCGAACATCCACCAGGGCTTGAACATCAACATCTGATCTTCTCTCGGAACACACCCGGCCACGTTTATGAAGCGGTCAAACGCTCCAACGACGGGCTGTGTGCTGTTGACCGGCCACCACTTCAAGGGCACTTCCTTTGATGTGACCTGCCTCAGTCTTTCGGGGTTCCGAGTAATCCAGCAAAACTTGAATTTCTTGTCGAGTTCCAGCTTTCGGGCTGGTTTCGGCAGTTCAAAAGCATCCTTACCGAGAGAATAATCGAGTGCTGTATTCTCACCGATAGTTGACCACGAATCATCAGTACTGCCGACGATCTGGGCTATTGCCGTTTCTTCCGGCGTTAAAACGCTCTGCTTTACTTCCACGGCAGCAGGGGCCGGTGTTTTCTTTTTGAATGGCATATCGTTATCCCTCCACGCTTACGGCTGCGCCGGGTTTGGCGACAACCTTCTTGAAGATGTTCATTCTCCGGGTGTAATCCGCGTCGGATTCTCCGGGCCTGCGGGTGCTGATTCCGAGCCGTTTTGCAACATCCAAATGGCCGGCTGTCAGTCCCTTTTCCGCGTTGCTCGTTCCGCTTCCTTTCAAGAGGGCATTGCCCTTGATGGTTTCTTTTCGGGTCGCTTCCACTGTCTGACCCGTCTTTGCCTTCACGCCTGCATCAAAAGCGTTCCGTAAAAGCACTTTGCGATTCACGGCCATGTGAACACCAACCGCGAACAGGTCTCCGAATGGATGATCCTTCAAGCCGAACTGGTCTTTGATCTTTACAATGACGCCGTGAAGCTCGCTGTCTTCGTTGAATACGTCCGGCAGGTCGCCTTTCAGGAAACTGTCAACGTCCTTTTTTCTGGACATTAGCTGCGTCTCGTCCATGGCTTCCTTTTTTGCCCCCCTCGCCTCTTCTCTTGCAATGTACCGCATGATGTTCTTGAGGGTCTGCGGGTCGTCCTTGTATTCTTCGAGCAACTTTGTCAGCGCCGCGTCGTCCAGCTTGACCTCTTCGGTGTCTGCCCCTTTCTTTTTCGATTGCCTCTCTTCATGGAGGGCTTTGTTAAGGTTCTGTTTGTCTTCCTTGAGTTTGGCGACGGTGGATTCAAGTTCGGCTAATCGTGTGTCTGCCGTTTTGCCGTCCTTCTTTTCGGTCTTGTCATCCTTTTCATCGCCGTCCGTCTTTTTGTCACCGCCGGTATCCTCGTCGAATCCCTCGATAAGCACATCGTCGGTGAAAGCATCTTCGCTTACTTCCGTTTCTTGACCTTCTTTCAGGTCAGTTTCCTCATCTGGCATATCTTTCTCCTTTCTCAGCGATCCCGCCCGCTGGCAGCGAAATAAAAAACCCCGGACTACGCAAATCTCTCGCGCAATCCGGGGTTTCAAGTTCCTCACGGTTTGAAAACTAACCGGTTGTTTGCCCTATTCTTTTGTCAAAGATCACTCCGAAATCAGAACCACAAACACGATAACAACCAGCGTCGCCATTGAGATCAGGAACGCCATCACTCCCCCACATACTTTTTGAGGATCATCGCTTCCACAACCCCCAGGTCTCGCGCCACCAGCGCCTTCATGTTCTCCGTTGCCTCCTCGGTCACGGCATAGTCAAGGGGTATCCGGATAATGAACCTGAGCATGTCCAGGGCGCCCTTGAGATAGTCTTTATTCAGGTCGTCGGACCACAGGGTTTTTGATAACAGCCCGGCGCCCTGGGCGATCTCCACCTTCCGATAATCCGAAAATTCATCACTGAGCAACAGGTCCAGCATTCACGCCTCCTTTGATTGCCTGCGCGGTCTGCGCCTTTGTCTGTAAATACTTCTGGATCACCTGTGTTATCTCCGGGTTCGCTATTAAAGCCTTCGACACGGCCACTTGTTGCGGATTGATGTATTCCGCTGCATCCGGGATCTTGTAGGACTTCAGTAAATCCTCCCTGACCTTTATGGGATTGATGAACGGATCTCCGCCTAACAGTTGGAATATGCCCTCTTTCTCTTTGCGGTCAATCAGCTTGTTTGCCATTTCCGTTGAACCGTTCAGAACGTATTTATAATCGCGTTTCATAATCTGTCTCGGGACGGATACCTGCTGGCCCTGGTACTCGAATGTCTTATTGGCGGGCATGTTCTGATAATAGAGGTCGTATATGGTCCTCAATACCTCTATAAACTCTTCCCGCGTCACCTTTGCCTGATAGTTGTGTTTGATGTTGCCTTCCTCAATGACGGCCATGATCTCCGTTGCGGTCTTGTTCTTGCCGGCAAGGTCCGAGGGTCTGCCGATCTGAAGGTCTCCGATGGACCCGGTACGCTCCCACAGGCTCAGGAATACATTGAAAAACGGCATGTAATGGTCGGCATTGATGTTGAACGTCGGGAATTTAATGCCTTCAACCGAGTCAACCTTGATGCCTTTCCCAATTTCAATCTTGATCTGTCCCTTCAGCCCGGTCTTGTCGGTGTAGAAGAAATAGGGAACAAGCGTCACGTCGAGCGTATCCTGGATGGAGTTGAAGAGATCCGAGGAGCCGTTCTGGAGCGACTTTATCTTGCCGTAGATAGCGGTTCCGTATGACTTCCCGTTTTCAGGATAGAGTCTGATCCTTTTGATGATTTTCCGGTTCTCGAAGTTTAGGCTCCTTTGCAGCATGAACCTTATGGGGACTCCGGACTTTTTCGCAATCGTGAATATGATCTTTTCTTCGTTCCAGTTTGTCTGCTCGTTCTCCTGCAATGTAACGTCCTGATAGATGGGGTAGGAAACATGGCATTCCATACACTCAATGACTTCCTTCCCTGTGACGTTTATGCCGTCTATTTCCTGCGCGGCGGTGGCGTTTTCCAGCAGCATCTTTGCCTGATCCCGTTCCTGAAGGAGCCACGGGCCGATGTTGATGTATCCGCTTTTCGCGCTGTCCACCCTTGACGCCTGGGTAATAAGCTCGGAATAGGTAGGGTAAATCAACCTGATCACGTCCGCCGCCTCCCACTCTTCCGCCGTACCGATATTGTCAGGCATGTAAATATGATCGAAGTTCGCCAGATTCAAGGCGCCGCCTTCGCCGTTTGACTTCACCCTGTCGGTCGTTGCCAGCGTTCCATCCTGACTCATGGCGTTCTGCCCGGTGGCCGGGTCAACCACATACTCCCGGACCGTCTCTTCATTGGAAACATACTCTACTATCGGGAACACCGTGCCGTCCAGAAGCAAGTCATGGACGATGCTCATCGTCTTGTTTTCGAGCTTGACGCGGTTTTTCAGTTCTCCGTTGAACCAGTCTTCGAGCATCTTCACGTCGTCGCCCTTCTTGCCGGTCATTTCAAACATAAGATAGGGGTCTCTTCCGACGAGGCCGGCGACGATCCGGGGTTCAAGGTTGTCAACAGTTATGGTCGTCAGGGGAAGGGTAACGCTCGATGCGTTCTCCCAGGGGAATGACCGCTTGACTGGCTTCTGCTCGTAGGCGCTGCGCGAATCCCCGCTTTCATCAATTTTTGATGTTCGGTACTCGCTTTTGGAGTAAAGGTCAAACAGGTCTTCACAGTGCTTAACGAGCTTTGTAAAGACTTCCTTGACCTCCGGTCTTGATGTCAGGTCCATTTCATCACCCTGCGTATTTCGTCAGATAGTTCGGGAAGGTAACGGCCTGGCTCAGCTTGATCGATTCCGCCCGCGTTCCTTCAATTTTCCCTATGGCTTCTATGGGATAGAACAAAAACCATTTTCCGCCTTTCAGTATCCGCAGCGCCTTTGCGCTTTTGTATTTCTCCCAATGGCGCTCAATGTCTTCGATGGTGTATATCATTTCTTTCTGATCTTTACCCATGTGTCCGTCACCCCTCCCTGGTTGCAGTTGATCGTTATCTCCCCCGTGAACGCCTCCGGGGCAAGGCCGATATTCACCAGGAATCGCATTAGGGATACCTTCCATCCCTCCTGAAGCTCCGTCACTTTACCCCCTTGCCGTATGTTCTCCACAGTCCGAAAGCCTTGCCCAGCACCGCCTTTATGGGCTTCTCCGGCTCTTCCTGCTTTATCGTCTGCACCGCCCTTGCGATATAGTCTCTTCGTTTTTCGTTTGGCCTTGGTTTTGGCATCTTGTCACCTGTAAATATCGTTATTTATCAACGTGTCCGGGTCTGCCAGCTCCTTGTTTTTCAACCTTAAAATATGAGTCACCTCATGGCCGATAACGTGCATCGGCATGATGATGTTGCCGTGTTTGTCCTGCCGCAAGTCACACCATATCTCGGGTTTTTCGCTCGACACCGACATGCCGGCGGGTACCTTGCCCCATTCAGGATGCTTCGACTGCCATTCAGATTCCCACGCCTTCTGCTTTTCTTCAGGGTTTCCGAAACATCTAATCCTGACGCCGTTCAGATCCATGTCTATCGTCTTGTCGGTCTTATCAAGCGAATCAAACCATTTCTGGTAAAGGTTAAATGCGTCGGCCGCTTCGTTACCTCTGCCGTCAATGTTGCTCAAAAGTTTACCAATAAGACCTGCCATCACCGCACCTTTCTCACGATACAGTAGTAACTCGCCGCGTTGTATGTAAATGAAGCATTCTTGCTTAGGAAATTATAAGTAGTCCCGCCTTTTGTAGTGACGATGGTGGCACCGGAAGTCGAAGGGGCGGTGACTTGTTTCACAGAGGCCACGGATGACCAACTACACGCAGCATACGCACCCTGATTGTTATAGTAACCAGTTCGGTTATTTCCATTCACAGATGTCCAGTAAATAAGATTAGCTCCGTCTGCAAGGAAAGTAATTAAGTCATCTCCTCCAAACCCCTTAATGTCTATTCGGGGTGCAGTACCAGAAACAAGGGTAATAGTATGAGAATCCTTGTATAATGCTCCCGCTGTTGTAACATGGCCGACGCCATCATTTATATCCGCAATGGCGTTGTGGTCAGTGTTGACTGCTGCTGTAACATCCTTACCAACGTTTGTGAATGGATTGTAATTTAATGGATCGCCACGGGATGCCCATGATGTAACAAGTTCTGTTAAACTAAGCGTCTCCCCCGCCCCCGCCGCCTTCAGATACCCACTTAGCATCCTGTTTGAAGCGTCATAGATTTCTATCAGGTGGTTGCCGTCTGCGTAAGTCGGTATAGTCGCTCCGGCATTGTCTATGAACGCCGTTCCGTTAACAGAACTGATACGGAGGCCGGTGAGAGTGCCGCGATATTTTACAGGTCTTGGAAATAGTTTCATGTTACGCCTCCGCTACCCACGCACCCGAAACAGTAGCCGCATACCAGTCATAATCAGGCGATGCCCCTGTCTGGAAAGTGAAGAACTGGATACATGCACCCGCTACCGCTGACGCTATCTGAACGTATTTGTCATCACCCGTTGTCGCTCCATCAAGATAGATTGAATCGTTTGCCGTGCCAAGCGGAAGGATTCTGTAATACTTCGCCACGGTGGTTCCGAGAATGACGGTGAAGTTATACCCCTCTGCCGCCGCAGGAAGGGTTAAAACAGCATCATTCGCCTGTCCGTAGTTGTTTATCACCCCACCGTTGCATTGATTGATGGAAAGTGAATCTGTCGATGGTTCAATGTCTTCCGCAAGTGGCGCACGAAGCCCACCTGATATTGAAACAACGCCATCTACGGTATTGTCAATCGTTTCCCCATGCTGCAAACGAATATCTTTCGTGAAAACCTTTCGTCCTGCTTCTGATCCCTCGTTTATATCAATGGCGTATGACGTAGTTTGGACGGAAGCGGAATTGTTAAAGATTTCTATGCCCACCGCTAATGTTGATGTTCCACCATCACTGCCCGCAAGCACGGCTTCAATGGCTCGAAGGGTCGTTCCCTCAACATCTTTTGGATCGGCTGAGAAATATCCTCCGGTAAGAACCGCGCAAGTTCCGCCGCCCGCAGTATTCCGCGCCCCAGCTTCAATACCACGTATTACACCTGTCCCGGCTGCATTCGTAGAACCATTGGTTGCTCTAATAAACATACCATGCAGTGTGCCAGTTAATGCTGTCGAACCTTCTGTGATATTGAGGTTGATACCCTTATCACCCGCTGCGGCGATGTCTGTAATCGTCAAGTCCAGCGTTCCCGTAGTAGTGACGGTAGTAAACGCCGCCGCCGCTGGCGTCGTTGCGCCTATTACCAAACTGTCCGCAGTCCCCCCGTCAATATCCGGCGTCACTATGACCTGATTCGTCGAGCTGTTTGGGTCTTTGTTGATGCTTCCATCGGTTGATATAGACATATTAGCCTCCCTTTATCTTTCCGCAATCTTTACACTTCGGCGCGTTGACAACCTTCCCGTCAATGACCCATTGCTTTGATTTTCCCCATTTATGGATTCCTATTTTACAGAGCTTCATCCTTTTAGCCACCCCCTGAGTATTGATGAGCACTTGGCGTTGTCGCTTCCTGCGAGTCCTGTAACGATCATGTCCACCCCCGCAGGAAAGTGCAGGGGCAGGTCAAACGGTATATGCACGGGACCGTCCATAACCCCAACCTCAATCGAGGGAACAAAGAACGTCCTTAAAACAGTAGGGCGAAGGTCATCGTAGGTTGTCCTTAGAGTAAAAATGACATCCTTGCCCGTTGCCACTCCCACAGCAGAAAACGTCGCACTTATCACATAAAGCGTTTTGTCTTTCGGGACAGTATAAACAGAGTTTCTCCCCCTTGTGTTGCCTACTGCAATCTGGCTGTAAATGGGCGTATCGGCAATAGCCCTGCAACTGATCGTCCCGACAGCCTTGCCTGTGTTACCAACAGTTTTCGCTCTGAAGGCATTGATTCTGTAAATATCTGCCGCTCCTGCCCCTGTAGCAACCGCCGTCTTCGGCCCTAAAATCACATCAACGGTCTTCTCCACGAATGTCGATGTCAGGTAGTAGATGGTGACAACATTGACTCCAGGCCCTCTTGCAATACCCGCAGCAGCAGTAGCTACATACGCCACGGGGATTACAAAGAAGTTTGTATTTACCTGTTCAATGGTGTGAACCGCATTATAGGCCGCAGTCGCACATCCTGAAATCGTGACCTTGTCCCCGTTTGTCAGTCCGTGATTCGCCGTGACCGTGACCTTTGTTTTCGTCCCACCATCAGAGGTTGCAAAGGCGGTTATATCCTGTTGCTGATCCCGTTCAGAATCAGAGTAAACCTCCACCTGCGCCTCCGCCGTGGGCCACACATACAACCCACCAACGGGCCAAATATCTTCCGTCCCGCTGTCGATGTCTCCATTATACCCCGTCTTTTTCCACGCAATACAATCCGTGACATTCCCTTCCGCTATGTCGTAAAGATACGGCGTGGAGGAGACGCGGGGCCTCCCCAATATATTAGGGACGCCATAGTCCACGTTGGCCTCGTCGATGAACATCACGCCTGTGGGATCGGCTTTAATCAAGTGACAATCCTTCCGTACAGATAGGCTCTCATAATGGTCTGGTCCGCGCCGTTGTTCCTGACCCTGATCCGGGCGTGAGGCGCCACCACTTCAACCGAATACGAAAGGGCTGTGGCTGCCGTGACCGCCCAGGAGCTTGTGTAGTCGGTGTTCGTGCCTTCATCCCCGGACTGATCGATATAGAGAACCGCCGTACCGGATGTGTTGATGGTCCCGACCAGCTTAACAACGTCGTCGGTTGACTTCCACCCGCCGCGATACTCCTGGTTGACGGTGATGGTGGCCGTCTCGTTTGAGCCAGCGGGAGTCTCATCCATCGTCAGAACACCCGTCGCAACGGTCGCTACGGTGTAATAGCCGTCGCTCGTCCCGCTCGACGTCCCGGTGATGTAGAGCCGGTCCCCAGCTGTTATTCCCGTATGAATGCCCGTGGCGGTGAACGTCTTGGCTGTTTTTACAATCGCCGTGGAGCCGTTGAAATACTGCAAGAGCTCTGTGATGGTGTCCATCTTCATCAAAGTAGTGCCGATCATAATGCCCTCCTAATTTCTCATTTCCCTGTGGGTTTCGTATTGCGTTTTGTTCCTGTTGGCCCAACT